GATGAAAAACGCAAAGAGTTAGAGGGTAGTTTTAAACGTGAGATTGGTGAGCGCAAGTCTGCGCGTATTAGTGCGGTGTCTCGCAAGTCAGCTAGACCACTTTTATCAGGAGCAGCGTAATGAAAGAAGTTTGGGACAAGCCACGGCCTAAAGATTTGGGTAAGCCAAAAGAGCTCTCCTCACAAGAGAAGCGCAACGCGATGCGTCGCGCCGCCAAAGCAGGCAGACCCTATCCCAACCTGATCGACAACATGGCAGCAGCCAGAAAGAAGAAGTGATCATGGAATACGACAAGAACACACCCGGCGGTATGCGCCTGACACCAGAGCAGATCATGAAGCGTCAGGCTGCAGCTCAATCAAAGAAGGATGAGTTTCAGCAGCTGTACCAAGATGCCTACGAATTTGCTTTGCCACAGCGCCAGCTCTATGGCGTGTGGGAAGGTGGAGCTACTGGATCAAAAAAGATGCAACGTGTCTTTGACTCGACTGCTATCAATTCAACCCAGCGCTTTGCCAATCGGCTGCAGTCTGTAGTGTTCCCGCCCCAGCGTAAGTGGGCCAAGCTAGAGGCTGGATCAGACATCCCGGCAGATCGTAAGCAACAGGCGCAGGCCGTGCTTGAGGTCTACCAAGACAAGATGTTTACCATGCTGAACCAGTCTAATTTTGACATCGCCATGGGCGAGTTCTTGTTGGATCTGGCCGTGGGCACCGCCTGCATGATGGTTCAGCCCGGGGATGATATCCAGCCCCTTAACTTTATCCCTGTGCCACTGTTCTTGGTGAGCTACGAAGAGGGAGCCAACGGCCAAGTGGATAACGTGTACCGCCGCATGCGAATGAAGGGTGAGTCCATCCAGCGCCAGTGGCCAGATGCTGAAATTCCACAGGACATTCAGCGCCGGATTGAACAAAAGCCAACAGATGACATCGAGCTGCTTGAGGCCACCATCTATGACCACAAGCGCGGGGACTATTGCTACCACGTGATCGACAAAGTGACCAAGCAGGAGCTGGTTTACCGCCGCCGCAAGATGAGCCCTTGGGTTATTTCGCGCTATATGAAGGTGGCTGGTGAGATCTACGGCCGTGGCCCATTGATGACTGCTTTGCCAGACATTAAGACGCTGAACAAGACCATTGAGTTGATGCTAAAGAACGCATCTTTGGCTGTGGCTGGCGTATATACAGCTGCGGATGATGGCGTGCTTAACCCCAACACAGTAAAGATTGTGCCGGGTGCCATTATCCCAGTGGCTCGCAATGGTGGATCACAAGGCCCAGCCCTGTTGGCATTGCCACGGTCCGGTGACTTTAATGTCAGCCAGCTGATCATCAGTGACATGCGCGGCAACATTAAAAAGATCTTGTTGGATGAGTCTTTGCCGCCTGACAACATGAGCGCACGTTCTGCAACTGAAATTGTTGAGCGCATGAAAGAGCTGGCCCAGAACCTTGGTTCTGCCTTTGGCCGACTAATCAATGAGACCATGATCCCGATCACTTCCAAGATCCTTGAGGTGATGGATGAGCGCGGGATGATTGACATGCCACTGCGTGTCAACGGTTTAGAAGTCAAGGTTACCCCTGTGGCACCGTTGGCTATGGCGCAGAACATGGAAGAGGTTAACTCAATCATGCAGTTCATGCAACTTAGCCAGAACCTAGGCACCGATGGCCAGCTGGCGCTCAAGATGGACGTTATGGTGGACTATCTGGCCGACAAGCTGGGTGTGCCTGCCTCTGTCCGTAACACAGCCCCAGAGCGTGCTGTGCTGATGGAAGAGATGCGTAACCAGCAACAGCAGCAAGCCATTGGCCAAGCCATGATGATGCAAGCCCAAGCACAGGCTGGTGCCCCGGGTGGCATGCCAGCCCCACAAGGTATGCCAGCATGAGCTGGGAAGAGTTAGATGCCATTGGCGAGCCAAGCGATATCCGTGAGGTTGACCAAAAGCGCGAAGACTTGGCCAGACTGACCCTGCGAGTGTTTGGGTCAGAGGATGGCCAGAAGCTGCTTCAGTGGCTGCGCGACATGTATGTGAATGTGCCCATCGCCGTACCGGGCACAGACCCCTCATACGCATTCTTTTCCGAAGGGCAAAGAACGGTGGTGAGGGACATCGAGGTACGGATTAACACAGCAAGGAAACTATGACCGACACAGCAACCGTTGAGCCCGGAACCTCCGGCCTACTTGACAACGTGCAAGTGAATGAGGAAACCAAACCAGAAAATCCACAAGCGGTTGAAATAGACCACAAGGCCAGCACAGCAGCTGTACCAGCTGTGGCCGCAACTGAGGAGCCAGCAGAGCGCCCAGACTTCTGGCCAGAGAACTTCTGGAAGAAAGATGCCAACAAGCCAGACTTGGAAGGCATTGCCAAGAGCTGGACAGACCTGCGGAAGCAGATCTCCCAAGGCAAACACAAAGCCCCAGCCGATGGGAAGTATGACTTAAAGCTCTTTGGTGAACAGGCTGAAACCAATCAAATGGCCGGAACACTGTCCAGCTGGGCCAAGGACAATGGCCTGTCTCAGGCTGCGTTTGATGATTTGGTTGGCAATTTACAGACTCAGGCCAGAGAAATTATGACTGGTGAGATGGTTGACCCGGCAGCTGAGATGAAGCAGCTGGGGCCAAACGGTGGTGCCATTGTCAATGGTATGGTGGACTGGGCCCGGGGGCTGGTCAATAAAGGTGTCTGGTCCAAAGATGACTTTGAAGAGTTTAAGATCATGGGCGGTACAGCTCGCGGCATTACAGCTCTGATGAAAATCCGGGAGTCCTACGAGGGCCGGGTCCCAACCCAGAGCATGCAGCTTGAAGGCGCACCCAGCAAGGATGACTTGTACCAGATGGTCAATGATCCTAAGTACAAGACTGATCCCGGGTACAGAAACAAAGTTGAAAAAATGTTTCAATCCCAGTTTAAATAATTCTCCTTGGTAAGCAGTTGCCAATTGACCCAGTTTCGGCTGGGTCTTTTTTTTTGTACATTTCAAATAAAAATAGTTGACCACTAAAGAAAAATGGTATATATAATGTTAGCAAGGCATATCTGGCAACAGACCCTTACCGCAGCGGATGCTGACGAGTGGCTGGCGCAACCAGCAAGTAATGGCCCTGTTTTCAGGCTCACCGATGCGAGAACCCTGTATTAATAACCAATGAGGTAAATCAAATGAGCGTTTCACTATCCAACGCCTTTGTTACTCTTTTTGACGCGGAAGTAAAGCAAGCCTACCAAGGTAAAGCTATGCTTGTTCCGGCGGTTCGCCAGCGTCGTGGAGTCGAAGGTTCTACTGTTAAGTTCCCTAAAGTGGGCAAGGGTGTTGCAACCCTGCGTGTACCACAAACTGATGTCACCCCTCTCAACGTAGCATTCAGCACTGTCACTTTGACTCTTGCTGATTACAACGCTGCTGAGTACTCTGACATTTTCTCCCAAGCTAAAGTTAACTTTGATGAGCGTCAAGAGCTCGTACAAGTTGTTGCTGGTGCTATGGGCCGCCGCCAAGACCAAATGGTCCTTGATGCTCTCGCAAATTCAAGCACTAGCTTGACAGTTGCAAACAGCATTGGTGGTGCAACTACCAACATGAACATTGCCAAGCTCCGCGAAGCAAAACGCCTGTTGGACAAAAACAACGTAGCGCCAGATGGCCGCAACATTGTTATCCACGCTAACGGCTTGGCCAACTTGTTGTCCGAGACAAGCGTAACGAGCTCAGACTTCAACAGTGTTAAAGCGCTGGTGCAGGGTGAGATCAATACCTACTTAGGCTTCACATTCCATGTGCTGGGTGATCGTTCTGAAGGTGGCTTGGCCATCGACAGTTCTCTTGACCGCGTTTGCTTTGCGTTCCACAAGGATGCAATCGGCTACGGTGAAGGTATTGCCATGCGTACTGAGATCAACTACATCGCCGAGAAGACCTCTTGGTTGGTGAATGAAGTTTTCAGTGCTGGTGCTGTTGCCATCGACGCAGAAGGTATCGTTCAGATTACCTGCCGCGAATCTTAATCTAGGAGACTGACATGGCATTTTCAAGCACTGGTTTTGTGACCGTATGCGCTGCCAAATCTGGCAACGCACCCAGCATGTATCTGTACAAAACAGCAGATACCCAAGCCACGGTTAACACCGTGAGCTACTTTGACAGCATCGCATCGCTGTTGAAGGTCGGTGACATCATCTTTGTCTATGACTCCACTACCCCTAGCTTGGTGTTGACTTACGTCAATGCCGTGTCTTCGGCTGGTGTGGTTGACATTGCTGACGGCACAACCGTAAGCGCAACTGACACTGACTAATTGATGGTCAGTGGGCTAGGCCATCTTCTGGGGATTCTCGGAGGATGGCCTTTCTTACATTGAGGGGTTCAAATGGCTGCTGGTGACACTGGTGTATCGATCTGCTCTGATGCCTTGCTCCTGATTGGTGCCAAGGCTATTTCGTCTTTTAATGACGGCACCGATGAGTCAAGCGTTTGCGACCGACTCTATCCAGATATCCGCGACTCCACCTTGGTCATGTACCCGTGGTCTTTTGGCATGAAGAAGGTGCAGCTGGCTCAGCTCATCACCACCCCAACAACTGTCTGGATTTACGAGTACCAACTGCCGGGCGACAAACTGGCCAACCCCCGTGCCGTGTACAACAGCTCCAACTCCGGCAGCCCTGTGCAAAAGGACTGGGAGATTCAAGGCGACAAGCTGCTCACCAACCTGACCAGCGTCTACATTGATTACCAGTTCAGCGTCCCTGAGTACGCCATGCCGCAGTACTTTGTGCAGCTGCTCAAGTACATGGTTGCGTGGCACATTGCCGAGGCTATTACTGAGCAGCAAGACAAGTCTGTCAAGTGGCAGCGTGTGGCTACAGGCGACCCATCTGAGAATGGTCGAGGCGGCTTTTTGCGCACAGCCATGAATATCGACGGCCAGAACAATCCTGTGCGCGTAATAGAAGATTTCAGCTTAATCTCGGTGAGAAACTGATGCCACGCTTTGTTGAGTTCACCACAAACTTTGCGACAGGCGAGCTCGACCCTTTGCTTCGTTCAAGGGTTGACCTGGCTGCCTACGGCAATGCACTGGCCAAGGCCACCAACGTACTGATCCAGCCCCAAGGTGGCTTGCGCCGTAGACCCGGCACCAAGCATATCTTTGAGCTGCCAAACAGCAGCACTCCCAGTGCTGGGAATGGTGTGCGGCTGGTGTCTTTTCAGTTTTCAGTGACTGACAGCTACATGCTCTGTTTTACCGACAGCCGCATGCACGTTGTCAAGAATGGTGCAATCGTTACCAACATCAACGGCACTGGCAACAGCTACCTGACCACATCAATCACCAGCGCTATGGTGGACGACATGTGCTGGACTCAGTCTGCTGACACGTTGATTGTTGTCCACCCCGACTTGCAGCCGGTAAAGATTGTGCGCGGCGCGTCTGACTCATTGTGGACAGCAAGCACGATCACTTTTGACACTATTCCTAAATATGCGTACACCCTAACAGCCACCAACCCAGCAGCTACGCTCACACCCAGCGCCGTGTCTGGCAACATAACTCTGACAGCTGGAGCGGCTGCATTTTCAGCGGGTAGTGTCAATCAGTATGTCAATGTCGCCACCCAAGGTCGGGCAAGAATTATTGAGTACATCAGCACCACTGTAG